TGTCCTCACTTGCGGGCAACAAGTCCAAGGTGGCGATGGCGTGCAAGAACCGCCGCTTCACCGCAGCCGCCGCTAAGTTGGGCAAGTATTTCTAAGGGGGCCGCCATGCTAGTCATCGAATACCTCAGCAACGGAACGCGCCGTGTGCGCTTGCACAAGGACTGGAGCCCTGCTCGCATCAGCAAGGCATACACCCCACCCATGAAGAACCACGTCGAATCCCGTGATGCGCACCGTATCCAGACTGCCTTCATAGGCAGGGGAATCAAGTAGCCACAACATCTAAGCCTTAGATCACAACAGGAGAAACCATGGAACCGATTGATCGTATCCGCAAGGCGCACATCGCCATCATGCAACACAAGAAGGCATGCGTGTATGCCGGGGTCCTGGCATGCGGCAAGGTCGAGGTCACCGACGAGGTGCCCACCGCCGCCACAAATGGTTGGGACGTGAAGTACAACCCCGACTTCATGAAGCAGTACATGCCGACCGACCCGGAGTTGCGCTTCGTGGTGTTGCACGAGGCCACGCACAAGGCGTATCGCCACCTGCACACGTGGCAGGACCTGCACGACGAGGACCCGCACCTTGCCAACGTAGCCGCCGACTACTTTGTCAACCTCGCACTCGTGGACATGGATGCGGGCGAGGGGTTCATCCGCATGCCCAAGATCGGCATCAAGCCCGACGAGAAGTACCGGGGCTGGTCGGTGCGTCAGATCTTCGACGATCTGAAGAAGAACCCGCCGCCTGATGGGGGCGAGAGCGGCGATGGGGACGGCGATGGCGGGTTCGATGCGCACGACTGGGAGGACGCCAAGGACGGTGGCGAGGAAGCCAAGAAAGCCGCAGAAGCACAAGCCCAGGAGATCGCACGTGCCGTGCGCCAGGGCGAGATGTTGCGTCAGAAGTTGGCAGGCAAGGGCGCGGGTATGGCCGACGGTATCTTCGGTGACTTGCTTGCACCCAAGGTTGACTGGCGCAAGGCGTTGCGTGAGTTCATCCAAGAGATGTGCCAGGGGCGCGACGAGTCCACATGGCGCAAGCCCAACCGTAGGTTCTTGGCCGACGACATCTACATGCCGTCCATGCAGGGCATCACTATCACCGAGTTGGTGATCGGGTTCGATACCTCCGGCTCGGTTTTCGGCGGCGATGAAATGACGCGGTTCGTTTCCGAGTTGCGCACCATCATCGAACAAGTCAAGCCGGGCAAGGTCCACGTGATCTATTGGGACACCGAGGTGGCCGGGCATCAGACGTTCGAGGATGGTCAGTTCGCCGTGCAGGACCTGAAGATCAAGGGTGGCGGCGGCACCGACGGGTCGGTGTTGTTTGATTACTTGAAAGAAAAAAGTTTGGTTCCCCAGGCCATCGTGCAGTTCACCGACGGGTATGTCGGGGACTGGGGACGCACCACCATCCCAACCCTGTGGGCCGTGACTTCCAACCTCACGGCGCCGTTCGGCACCACGATTCACCTGGACATCTAAGCCTTAGATGGAGGAATGAAATGAAGTTCAAAGTCGAGATCAGCGACAACACGGTGCTGCTGACGTACGAGCAGTTGGAGAAGTTGTCCGCGCTGCTCTGCCACACCGAGAGCATGCAAACCAAATGGATCGGCAACGGCAAGGGGACGACAGGTAACAACAACGCGTACCTGCCAACCATCCAACCATTCAACCCGCTAGAGCAACTGACCATCAACGTCGTAAGCGACGAGCAAGTCGAAGCAATTAAATTCGTTCAAAAGCAACAGGAGAAATCAGAATGAACTACATCGAAACCAACCCCGTAGCAGGCGTGGCACGTGCGGCCATGCTCGTGGACCTGCAAATCTCCCTGTACTCGGGGCGCAAGCAGGACAAGGCTACGCAAGCCGAGGTGACGCAATCCAAGGGCGCGAAGTCGGCCAAGGCGGCGTCGGTCTACAAGTCTCTATTCGCAGAGTGCGCCGAACTGGATGCCATCACCAAGTATCAAGCCCGTGCCCGTGCCGACCACTACCGGCTCACGAAGCCCTGGAACGACTACGGCGCGCGCTTGTTGCCCACTGCCCTGTTGCAGTCCTACAAGGCAGAGATGAATGTGCATGAGGCTGAGTTCAACCGTCTGGTCGAGGCGTTCCTCGACAAGTACGACACGCTCGTGGCCGCCGCCGCGTTCCAGTTGGGCACGCTCTTCGATCGTGATGAGTACCCCACCCGTGAGCAGGTGGCGCGCAAGTTCCGGTTCGACATCGCGTTCTCTCCCCTGCCCACGGCGGGCGACTTCCGGCTCGACATCGAGAGCGAAGTGCAACGCGATCTCATGCGTCAGTACGACAAGCGCATGGAGCAGCAGTTGGAAGCGGCGGCGCAGGACTCATGGACTCGACTGCACGATGCGCTGTCCCGCCTGAGCGACCGGCTCGTGATCGAAGAGGACGGCAAGAAGCGCAAGTTCCACGACACCATGGTCACTGGCGCCGTGGAGTTGTGCGAGTTGTTGACGCACATGAACGTCACCAACGACCCTGCACTGGAGAAGGCGCGGCGTCGTCTGGAGGAAGTTCTGTCTGGCGTAACGCCGAAGGACTTGCGAGAGTCCGACGGTACCCGTGCGGCTACCAAGCAAAAGGTGGACGCGATCCTGGCGGCATTCGACTGGGGAGTGGACGATGGGTCTGATCAAACAGTATTGGCTTGAGCAGATCAGGCAGACGGTTGCTGACCATGAGGACTGGTACCGATCGATAGACGAGATTGTCTGGGCCGACGGACTGCGACGAGCCCGACATCAACACAAATCAATCCACATGACAAACGACGAATACGAGTTCCGGTACGAGCGACGTGGGGATGTCTATCTCATCAAGCGTTGGTACGACGGCACCGAATGGACTGACCGTGGAAACACAGACAACGTGCCGGTATGGCTTGTGCCAATCCTCGTGGTGGCGAAGATATCCGGCCATCTACGCAAGACCAACGAGCCGCCACCGGACGAGATCCTGTGGTTCCGTACCGACAAGAACCATCACCTAACCACATTCATTGACCTAGAGGACCCGCGCAAATGAGATACGAGAACCTAAGTGATGAGGAGTTGCTGAACATGGTGTACCTGAAGGGCGACGCCCTGGCACGCGCCGTGGGAGAGCGACTGGAGATGCGCCTTCGGGACATCGACGAACTTCAACACGCGCAAGCCAAGCGCGATCCGCAAGCCCCACGTCCACACCCGGACGACCGTCAACTTGAACTCTTCTAAGCCTTAGATGGAGCCCATCATGCCTGATCTAAAAACAGCACTGCAATCAGCACTCAACGAGTGGAATCAACCGGAGACAGCCACCGTGCAACAACAAGCACACGACCAACGCCCTGAAGGCACACGCCTCTTCACGCGCACCAACGACGTGACGCGGGAGACGTTCAACTACGTGCGCGACAACCCCCGCTGCAAAAACCGCGAGATCCGCGATGCCCTGGGCGCACAGGGGCACAAGGGGTCGTCGGTGTCCTCGATCCTGTCGCAGATGTCCCGCACAGGCATCATCAACCGAGATAAGGACGGCACGTACTGGACCAACGCACGTGAGTATTCGCCAGTCAAACTGAGCAAACTGCGTCAGGCCCGCAACACTCCCACACCCACGGGGCGCAATCCGAAGGCCGCCAAGCCCAAGATCGTGCTCACTCGCAAGGAGGCCACTATCACGCCTTCTCCGGCGCCCGTGGCACCCGCTCCCCGCGTGGTCAACTCCATCGACGAGTTGATCGCCACGCTGACGATCGCGCAGGCCAAGGAATTGTTCGACAAGTTGAGGAAGATGTTCGCATGAAAACCAAACCCAAACTTACGCAGTGGTTCCGCGCCAAAGAGTTCCGCCCCATGCACGTCGGATGGTATGACTTCAGGGGGGAGGGCATCGAAGAGATCCGGGCGTTTTGGACAGGCGCGGTGTGGATGCACTGGCTGAAGGATAAAACCAACCGGCTTTATATCTGCCGCAATGACGAGTGGCGCGGTTTAGCGGAGGATCCAAATGGACGCTGATCTTTTGCTGTATGTGTTGGCAGGGTGGCTTGGCATTGCCGCCGTGTCGTTCGGCATTCGCATCGCCATCGAGAGATGGTTCTGGAGGAGCAAGCAATGAATCGACTTGAAGACGATGGCATGGATGACTTTGGATGGCTCATCATCATGTTGGCCGCTCTGGGCTTCCTGTTCTTCTCCCTGGTGTACTTCATGCACTGGGCAGGGTGGCTGACATGAAGTGGCTAGGTGACTTGTTCGCCCTGGCCTGGGCGGTGTCCATCCTGCTCGTGATCTTCCTCGGGCCATTTGTGGCGTTGGCGGTGTTGATCAGTTATTTGTGGGGGATGGTATGAAAGAGATCAAAGATGGTGAGTTTCCGATTCCGGGGGAAGACAAGACTGAATTTGCGTTCCCAAGCACCTACCGTGACCTGCTTGGGATGTCGCAGGTCCACAAGTACGGCATGACCCTGCGCGACTACTTCGCCGCCAAGGCGCTGACCACAATGTTTTATCCCGCCATCATGGAGTCGATCCGCACTGATGTGGATTTGGACTGCGACAAGGTTGCCGGGTTTGCGTACACGATGGCAGACGCCATGCTCAAGGCAAGGGGGCAGGCATGACCCCGAAAGAAGTTATCCACATCAAAGCCGCCAAGTACGCCAACACCTGCAAGGAGCAGTTTCTCCAGAAGGTCAAGGAGGGAGTCATCGAGCCCCGCACCAAGAAGATGGAAGGGTGGATATGGATGGCCCACTACGAAGGCTACAGGGATGCGCTGCAAGAACAGTTGATGGAGCCGAAAGAAAAGTACACATGGGGCACCCCGCTGCTAGATGCGGCACTGTTGGCACCTGAACCGGGGCAACTCAAAGACAGGGGGAAGAAATGAACCACGCGAAAACCTTTGACGCAATCGACAAACTTAAAGAGGTTGAGGCAGAACTGCATCGACTGAAGAACGCGCTAGAACTGGCGAACCGGGCGTTGGAGGCCGAGCGTGAGGCGTGTGCAAATGTGTGTGAGATTTTGGCTTGGAACCAAGACAGCACACGGAAGGCAGCAACGATGGACTGCGCCGCAGCAATCAGAGCAAGGGGGCAGGAATGAGCGGCGACCACAACGCAAAGGGAGCCAAGGTACTGGCGCAGATAGATGCGGAGCCCAAGTCAAAACAGAAAGTGTCTGAGAGATCGGCGCGGGTCACCATCGGCATGATGAGAACCCTCGCACGCAACATCCCCATAAGCCCGTTCCACCTACACGCCGCAGATCAGATGGAGCGCATGCTCGATGAACTGATTCGATTGAGGAAAAAACTTGAACCCACCAAATCCCAAGGGTAAGCGTCAGATCAAGATCAACGCGATCATGCAGGCGCAACTCATCAAACTCCTACTCGAAGGCACCTACACCTGTGCCGAACTGGCGGAGATGACCGGGTTGCACTACGTGACCGTGTGCCAGTACACCAGGGAACTGCACCGTGCGGGCGCTGCCCACATCAGCGGGTGGGAGAAAGACCCACGGGGGCGGGACCTGTCTAAGATCTACAAACTTGGTGAGGGCAACGACAAGCGGCGTCAGAAGAAGACGCAGGCTGAACGTCAGATTGCCTATCGTGCCAAGAAGAAACAGATCAAACTGATGGAGTTAATTAGATGCAGTGCCCTGAGTGCGGAGAAAGTGCCTACGCCCTTGAAACCCGAAGAGCCGCAAATGGCTTGAAGAGAAGGAGATATGAATGCTCACAGTGCAAACAAAGATTCACAACCCTTGGGACACCGGAAGACCTGAGACTGGGGTTGCACAACAACCCCCACCGCCACGAGCAGGCAGTGAGGACATCGAGGCAGGAGAAAGCCTACTACGCGCAAATGATCGCCAGGAAGGAGGCGCTCACTACAAGCAGTTCAGGTACGAAACCTGGGACGTTATCCTTGACTGGGGTCTTGGCTACTTGGATGGCAACGCCGTCAAGTACCTCAGCCGATGGCGACACAAGAATGGAATAGAAGATCTGAAGAAGGCGCGCCACTACATCGACAAATTACTAGAAACTGAAATGGAGAAACACAATGGAACCGACCCTGAGCCAACTGCAAACCGCGTGGCATGAGACGATAGACCGCAAGGGCGGGCACTGCCTCGTGTGTGCACGGTGGGGCAAGACGTACAAACATGCCGTGACCCGC